CAACCTATCCATCCAAAAGAACAACTTCCATCCATAATGTATCGCGCTGGTCAAGCTAGTGTGGTAGAATATATAAAAGCAATTTTAAATGAATAATGTGTATTTTTAATCAGAAAACTCCTAAGATGGCAGCTTTACCTGGTATTACACCTTCTACTGATCAAGCTGATGACTTAGCAGTAGCGAAAGATGTTGTAGACCCAGATGCAAAGGCTGATTTATCTATAGGTACTAAGAAAAAGTCAACCACAGATCAGGAGCTTGTAGCTTCTTCACCAGGTACTATTTCAGATACTTTGAAAATTAATCAAGGACAAACAGGAATCAATACATGACTTATAAAGCAAGTGAAAGGTACAACCAACTAGCCACTAATAGATCACACTTTTTAGATACAGCAGTTGTATGCTCAGAACTTACTTTACCTTATCTAGTACAGCATGATAATAAAACAAGGTCGTCTAAGATAAACCTAACTCAACCTTGGCAGTCAGTTGGAGCTAAAGCAGTAGTAACTTTAGCAGCAAAACTAATGTTAGCTATGTTACCTCCAAACACAAGTTTCTTTAAATTACAAGTAAGAGACGACAAGTTAGGAAAAGAATTAGATCCATCAATGCGTAGTGAATTAGACTTATCGTTCTCTAAGATGGAAAGAATGGTTATGGATTACATAGCCGCATCTAGTGACAGAGTTGTAGTCCATCAAGCATTGAAACACTTGATTGTATCAGGTAATGCACTCATATTTATGGGTAAAGATGGCCTTAAGCATTTTCCACTTCAAAGATTTGTTGTAAATAGAGATGGTAATGGTAATATATTAGAAATTATAACTAAAGAATTAATTAGTAGGAAAGTTTTAGGTCTTGAACCGAACGTAAAACAAGATTATCCTAATGATGTAAACAGACAAGGTTCAAATGAAGACGATGCTGAAGTGTACACTTGTGTCAAGTTGGAAGAAAGCAGCGGTAGGTGGGTATGGCATCAAGAAGTAGATGATAAAATCATTGAAGGTAGCCGTAGTACTGCACCTAAGAAAGCTTCTCCATGGTTAGTCCTCAGATTTAATACCGTAGACGGTGAAGACTACGGACGTGGTAGAGTTGAAGAGTTTGTAGGAGACCTACGCTCTCTTAATGGCCTCTCACAGGCTCTTGTAGAGGGCTCTAGTGTGGCAGCTAAGGTTATCTTCCTAGTATCCCCTTCAGCTACTACAAAACCATCAACATTATCTAAGTCTGCTAATGGTGCAATTATCCAAGGTAGACCAGAAGATGTAGGAGTAGTACAAGTTGGTAAAACAGCTGATTTTGCTACAGCTGCAAACTTAGCACAACAATTAGAGAAAAGAATATTAGAAGCTTTCCTTGTAACACAGATACGAGATAGCGAACGTACAACTGCAGAAGAAGTACGCCTTACACAACAGGAATTAAATGAACAGTTAGGTGGTTTATTTTCACTACTTACTATTGAATTCCTAGTACCATACCTTAATAGAACCCTTTTAGTACTACAAAGAAGTAATCAAATACCTAAGTTACCTAAAGATTTAGTTAGACCTAAGATAGTAGCTGGTGTTAATGCATTAGGTAGAGGTCAGGATAGAGAGGCTTTAACTACTTTCATTCAGACTATCGCTCAAACATTAGGACCAGAAGCATTAATGAAATATGTTAATCCTAGTGAAGCTATAAAAAGACTAGCTGCAGCACAAGGTATTGATGTCTTACAGTTAATTAAATCTCAAGAAGAATTACAACAAGAAATGGAAGCACAACAGAACGCTCAAGCTAATCAATCCTTAATTGATCAAGCTGGACAGTTAGCTAGTGCACCTGCTCTTGATCCATCTAAACAACCACAACCACCTGAACAGTAATGGCAGATACACTAACAATAGACCCAACACCTCAATCTGAAGTAGTAGATTCAGTAGATGGTATAGCACTGACCGCAGAAGAGCAAGACTCTCTGCAAG